CGTGTGGGAATGTATGTGGAGGAGAAAAACCGTTCCTGGTGTTCCTCCTCCAGCGCCAACGACCAGCGGGCGGTCACCATCGAGTGCGCGTCCGATACCACAGAGCCGTATGCCTTTAAGGATGTGGTCTACCAGACGCTCATTAAGCTCTGCGCGGATATCTGCAAGCGCAACGGCAAGAAAAAGCTCCTCTGGCTGGGTGATAAGGATAAGACACTCAGTTATGAGCCGAAGTCTGATGAGATGGTGCTGACTGTCCATCGCTGGTTTGCCAACAAGTCCTGTCCGGGCAGTTGGATGTATGCCCGGATGGGTGATCTTGCCGCAAAGGTCACAGCACAGCTTGGCGGCGGGGCATCCGAGGGCACCGAGACTGAGTATCCTGAAAAGCTGACAGAGGGCTATTACCGTGTCCGTAAGGCATGGTCTGACAGTAAATCGCAGAAAGGCGCATACAAGATCCTCTCTAATGCCAAGAAGTGCGCTGATGCCAATCCGGGATATAGCGTGTTCGATAATAACGGTGTAAACATCTACACACCGAACACATCAACGAAGGCGGCACCGGATGTGCCGTTTACCGTCAAGGTCAGCATCTCCGATCTGAACATCCGCAAAGGGCCGGGGACGGACTATGCCAAAACCGGGAAGTTTACCGGCAAAGGCGTGTTTACCATCGTGGAGGTCCAGTCCGGCCAGGGGGCCTCTGCTGGCTGGGGACGGCTGAAGTCCGGCGCCGGCTGGATTTCTCTGGACTATGCAGTAAAAACCGAATAAGGAAACAAGAAAACCCGTGTGCAATCGGCTCTCTATGGTCGGCTGCGCACGGGTCTTTTTTTATCCGCTGAAATCCCCGGCTTCTGTCCTTTCAGAGGTAGAAAGTTACAGATTGGAGGGACAGCGGTGACGAATGAACAGAGAATGATCGTATCCGCTCTCCGGGCGCAGGGCATGGGCTATGGCGCAATCGCCCGGAAAGTCGGGATCTCAGAAAATACAGTAAAATCCTTCTGCCGCAGGAACGCACAGAAAGAGGATAAGCCGGTCACTGGTGCGGGTGAGCATCGGTGCCTGTGCTGTGGGGCGCCGGTCGCCCAGCAAGCTGGCCGGAAAGAAAAGAAGTTCTGCTCTGACAAGTGCAGAAACAAGTGGTGGAATGCCCATCTCGATCAAGTTGACCGCAGGGCGATCCGGGAGGTCATCTGTGCAAACTGCGGCAGGACCTTTTCGGTTTACGGGCGCACCGAGAGAAAGTACTGCAGCCATGCCTGCTACATCCAGCATCGGTTTGGAGGTGGCGGCGGTGAGTAAGGAACAGCTGACAAACGAAAAACTCTACCAAGCGACCATGAGCATGGTCAGGCGGATGCTCGAAAAGGGGCTGATCAGCGAGGAAGAGTACCGTCAGATCGATACAATGTTTCTGGAAAAATACCGTCCTGTTTTCGGCACATTATTCTCCGAAATCCGTTGACTTTACGTGCCTTTAGAGTGATGTATAGAAGCGGAAAGGAGGGCAATTTTATGCCGAATTTAAGGAAAATCGAAGCGGCCGTTCCCACCATTCGGGAAAAGAAAAAGGTGGCCGCGTATGCCAGGGTGTCCATGCAGTCGGAACGGATGCTGCACTCCCTTTCCGCACAGGTGAGCTATTACAGTGGGCTAATCCAGAAGAACCCGGATTGGGAATACGCCGGCGTTTATGCAGATGATTTTATTTCCGGTACCAATACAGTCAAGCGTGATGAGTTCAAGCGTATGCTCGCCGACTGCGAAGCTGGCAAAATCGACATCATTCTGACAAAGAGCATCTCGCGGTTTGCCAGGAATACGGTTGACCTTCTGGAAACGGTGCGGCACTTAAAAGACCTGGGCATTGAGGTGCGTTTTGAGAAGGAGAACATCCGCTCGATGGACGGGGACGGCGAACTGATGCTGACCATCCTCGCATCCTTTGCACAGGAGGAAAGCCGCAGCATTTCCGACAATGTAAAATGGGGAACGAGAAAGCGGTTTGAAAAGGGCATTCCAAACGGCCGCTTTCAAATCTATGGCTACCGCTGGGAGGGCGACCATCTGGTCATCCAGGAGGATGAAGCGAAGATTGTTCGGCTCATCTATGATAATTACCTGAATGGCTTGTCGGCGGAAACCACGGAAAAGCAACTTGCCAAGATGGGTGTGAAGTCCTATAAAGGGCAGCACTTTGGAAATTCATCCATCCGGCAGATCCTCGGCAACATTACCTACACGGGAAATCTCCTGTTTCAGAAGGAATATGTAATAGACACCATCAGCAAGAGAAGCAAAATCAACCGTGGGGAGCTACCGCAGTATTTCGTGGAGAATACTCACGAGGCCATTATCCCGATGGAGGTCTACCAGGCGGTGCAGGAAGAAAAAGTACGCCGCCGGGAGCTTGGGGCCTTGGCGAATTGGAGCATCAATACCTCATGCTTTACTAGCAGGATCAAATGCCCTCTCTGCGGGAAGAACTACCGCAGGAGCGGCAAGCGCCAGCGTAAGAACCCGGACGAGGTATACTACATCTGGATCTGCAGGACAAAGAGTGAAAAGGGTGCAAAATCCTGCCCCGCAAAGGCGATCCCGGAAAAGGCGCTGAAGAACGCGTGCGCAGAGGTGCTTGGAACAGCCGAATTTGACGATGCCGTATTTTCAGCGCAGATTGAACAGCTTTATGTAGTTGGAGATGATACGCTGGAATTTCATTTTTATGACGGCTCGGTTCTGGAAAAGAAATGGAAATCCACAGCCAAAAAGGACTGGTGGACCGAAGAACGCAGAGCCGCCTGGGGTGAGCTTCATAAGCACAAGGCAACCAATCCGAACCGGCGCAGATTTTACGAATTTACAGGGCTTATCAAGTGCGGGCAGTGCGGTGAGAGCTTCCGCTGCCAGAGCATGACCCGGAAAGACGGCACACGCATCAGAAGCTGGCACTGCGGAAGGACATGCGGGAATACAAACATCCGGGATGAGATTCTGAAAAGTATGGTCTGCGATGTCCTTGGCCTGGATGCTTTTTCCGAAGAGTCGATGGATGCGGCGCTGGAGAAAATCACCGTGAATGGTACGGCGGTACGGTTCCACCTCCGTGACGGCAGCGTTGCGGAGCGCGAATACACCCAGCCGAAGCGAAAAGGCACAAAGCACACGGAAGAATTTAAAGAACATATGCGCCAGCTCATGAAGGCCAAATGGAAGGAGGGGAAAATGCATGGCACAAAGAAAAGTGACAACCATTCCAGCCACGATCAGCCGGTACACGGCGGTGCCGATTAACAGCACAAAGAAACGCCGCGTTGCCGGATATGCCCGCGTCTCCACCGACCATGAGGACCAGGTCACCAGCTACGAGGCGCAGGTGGACTATTACACGAATTACATCAAAGGGCGGGACGATTGGGAGTTTGTCGCTATCTATACGGATGAAGGGATTTCTGCAACGAACACTCGGCGGCGCGAGGGTTTCAAGGCGATGGTGGCAGATGCTCTTGCCGGGAAGATTGACCTCATCGTAACAAAGAGCGTCAGCCGGTTTGCCAGAAATACCGTGGACAGCCTGACTACGGTGCGGATGCTCAAAGAAAAAGGCGTGGAGATTTACTTCGAGAAGGAAAATATCTGGACGCTGGATGCCAAGGGCGAACTGCTCATCACCATCATGTCGAGCCTTGCACAGGAGGAGAGCCGGAGTATTTCGGAGAACACCACCTGGGGACAGCGGAAGCGGTTCGCAGATGGCAAGGCAAGTGTGGCCTACAAGCGATTCCTGGGCTATGACCGGGGGCCGAATGGCGGCTTTGTGGTCAATCCGGAGCAGGCAAAGACCGTCAAGCTGATCTATAAGTTGTTCCTGGACGGGCTGACCTGCCACGCCATCGCAAAGGAACTGACGGAGCGGAAACTGCCGACTCCCGGCGGCAAGGCGGTCTGGAGCCAGACCACCGTCCGCAGTATCCTTACCAATGAGAAGTACAAGGGCGACGCCCTCCTACAGAAGGAGTTCACGGTGGACTTCCTACAGAAGAAGACAAAGAAAAACGAGGGCGAGGTGCCGCAGTATTATGTGGAGGGCAACCACGAGGCTATCATCGATCCGGTGACCTTCGATTATGTCCAGGCGGAGATGGCGAGACGGACAAAGGACAAGCACCGTTACAGCGGCGTGAGTATGTTCTCCTCGAAAATCAAGTGCGGTGAATGCGGGTGCTGGTACGGCTCCAAGGTCTGGCACTCCACGGACAAATACCGCCGGGTCATCTACCAGTGCAACCACAAATACAAAGGCGGAAAGCCCTGCAGCACGCCCCATGTCACAGAGGAGCAGGTCAAGGACGCTTTTGTCCGGGCGGTCAATATTCTGCTTTCGGAAAAGGCTGAGCTGGGTGCCAATGTCCGGGCGGTTATCGCCATGCTGTGTGGCAGTGCGGAACTGGAAAAGCAGCAGGCGGAACTGAAGGAAGAACTGGAGGTTGTCGTAGGGCTGGTGGAGCGGTGCGTGGCAGAGAACGCCCGGACGGCTCTCGACCAGGATGAGTATTCAGAGCGTTACAACGGGCTGGTGAGCCGATATGAAGCGGTCAAGGCACAGTTTGATGAAGTCACCCAGGCGATTGCCGATAAAAATGACAGGAAGAAGTTGCTGGAGCAGTTCCTCCGCATGGTGGAGACGCAGGAGCCGGTTACAGAATTTGATGAGCGGCTATGGTCGAGTCTGGTGGATTTTGTGACGGTATACCGTGAGAAGGACATCCGGGTGACCTTTAAAGACGGGACAGAGATATAGGGATGATAGAAAAGCAAAAATATTTATGGCGGCTTTGTACTTCCAAGCCGCCATAAATTTGTATAGAATTATTTCTTTTCGAGAACATTTTTCAGCTTCGCAAAACTCAGTTCACTAATGACATGCTCAAGTCTACAAGCGTCCTGCGCTGCAATATCATGGGGAACCCCGGCTTCAATAAGCTGTCTGGTAAAAAACTGATGTTTTTCGTAAATCTGTTCGGCAAACTGCAATCCCAGTTCTGTCAGGGATAGTGTGCCGTCGGCATTTTTTACAAGATGACCGGATTTGGATAATTCCTTGACCGCCCGGCTTACAGAAGGCTTTTTTACGCCTAACTGCTCTGCAACATCCACGCAACGGACATAACCATGACGCTGCTGCATTATCAAGACTGCCTCCAGATAGTCCTCCATTGCTGATGTCAAAGCCATTGGCACACCTCCCATCCAAAGTATTTTGGGTATTAGCTACCGTTATTTTGCCTTTACATTGGCGATCTCAATGAAAAGCTGGTCACTGCCGAAGCTGAAGGATTCAATCTTGTCGCTGTTAAATGCCGCATACTGGTGAGCTGAAGTAAACGGAACCAGCACGGCCTGATCTGCTGTAAAGGTCAGCACCTCGTTATAGATTTCCTGCACACGGTCCAAATCAGCGGTGCTGTCCAGCTCTTTAATGGTGTCCGTGCCATTTTCCATAGTA